GATGCACTTACTGCTACTGGTAGTGTAAGTCTTGGAGCAACTAGTTTCAATGATAATAACATTACAAACGTAGGAAGTATTGCACTTGACACTATTGCTGCTGACAATGGATCGAGTATTAACTTTAATAGTTCGACACAAGTTAACATTGATAATGTTACACAATCAACAAGTAGTACAACAGGTGCTCTTATTATTGATGGCGGACTTGGTGTTGCAAAAAATGCTTACTTTAATGGTACTATTAATGGTAACGGTAGTGGAATTACAAGTATAAATGCAAGTAACATAGGATCAGGCACTGTTCCTAACGCACGTATTGACGGCACTTATAGTAACTTAACTGGTACTGGTGCTCTTGGCGCAGGTAGTATTACTAGTGGATTTGGTAACATCAATATTGGTACAAGCACATTTACTGGTAACGGTAGTGGACTTACAAGTGTAGATGCTACTACACTAGACGGTATTGATAGTACAGCATTCTTGCGTAGTAATGTTAATGATACATATACTGGACTAATTACTGCAAATAGAAACAGTGATGAACAGTTTAGATTGTCAACGCAAAGTTCAACTGGTAATCCGTATATGAGCTTCTATCAAGCAGGTACACGCAGAGCGTATATTCAATATGTAAACGGTGGTGCGCTAAGACTGTACAATGATAGAACAGATGAGTATGTTGATATCAACAGTGGTGTAAATGGTTTAACATACACTGTAGGCGGAACTGCTTATAAGATTTGGCATGCAGGTAATGACGGATCGGGTAGTGGGCTTGATGCAGATAAATTAGATGGTGTAAGCTCAGGCAGCTTCCTACGCAGTAATGCTAACGATAGTTTCAGTGGTACAATAACAGGTGCAGGTACTATTAATATCACCGGCAACATTACTGCTGCTAACATTAACGGTAACGGTAGTGGATTAACAGGTGTTACAGCCGACAACGCTAATACACTGGATAACTTAGATAGTTCAGATTTCTTACGCAACAGTGCAACAGCACAAACTTCCAATATATACATTAGAGGTAGTTCGCCAACACTATATTTACGTGATACTAATCACAGAAGTAGTATGATTCATTGTAACAGTAACATTTGGTACATACTACGTGGTAGCGGAAATGACAGTACAACATGGGCACAAGTAAACAGTCGTTGGCCATTAGAAGTCAACCTCACTAATAACAATATGACCACAGGTGGTAGTATCAATGCACGTACTGAGATCACTGCTTATGGTTCAGATGAAAGACTAAAAGAAAACATTAAACCAATTGAAAACGCACTAGATAAAGTTAAATCACTAGAAGGTGTAACATACGATTGGATGGATAAAGTAGAAGAAGTTGGTTTCTTCCCAGAGCGTAGAAAAGACGAAGCAGGTGTTATTGCACAGCAGGTACAAAAAGTACTACCACAAGCTGTTGCACCAGCACCGTTTGATAGAGACTGGGTTAAAGACGAAACTGGTGGTGCTACAAGCGAAACTTATAGTGTTAGTGGTGAAGAATACTTAACAGTTAAGTATGAAAAACTTGCTCCATTGTTTATTGAAGCAATCAAAGAACAAGATGCTAAATTAGAAGCACAAGCAGCAGAGATTGCAGAATTGAAAGAAATGGTGAAAAAACTTCTAGATAAATAGGTTATAGCCGGATTTATTCGGCTATAACACTTGACAACTTTAAATAGTGTGTTACAATAAAGTAATTAGGATATTAAATGGCACTACCATTAACAGGCGAAACGATTACAATGACGCAAATTAGGAACTACTTCGGTGGTTCTTCAACGCCGATTACTATGTCTGGGCTTGGTGCGTTTCTCGGAATTTCAGCAGGAACTACTATTGCAATGAGTGCTACATTTGGTGGACAAGGATTATAAATAGGAGCACACTATGAAAAGTTTATACGAAGTTATTAATATTGACTTAGCAAATGACTATACTAAAGAACGCAAAAAGGAAGTTACAACATCACTTAATCTTGATGAAGATCTTCAAGCAGAAGTTTTTGCAGTAATTGACGAAATGGATATTCCAAATGATGACGAACGTCATCATTGGATTAACGTAATTGCACATAAAGCAGCATCTGACTTATTAACACTTGGTAAAGTACAGCCTGAAAATATGGTAGTTATGAGTTCGCTATCAGAAGAAGATTTTACCGAAGCAGTAACTATTGCAGTTAAAAAAGCAAGAACACTAAACGACCAAACTGTTGCAGCAGAAGCAAATCTTAACGTAGATACTATTTCAGAAACTATTACTTAATGAAAATTGCAATATGTGTAGCGGCAAGAGATCTTGTCCATGCAGGATTTGCCTTGTCTTTAGCAAAGATAGCAAAAACAATTGATTGCGAATTATTACTTAACTTAGGTACTGTAATTCCTCAACAACGTAATCAGTTGATAAAAGAAGCACTTGAAAAACAGTGTTCTCATATTTTGTGGCTAGACAGCGACATGCATCTTCCTGAAAACACAGCATTGCAATTATTAAAACACGATAAAGAAATTGTAGCTGCCAGCTACAGTACAAGGATGCCACCCTATCAAAGTGTAGCATTTACAGATTCTAACGACCTCTCTCTAAGACTAAATGAGTCAACAGGGCTGCACAAAGTTTGGGCAGTTGGTATGGGGTGCATGTTAGTAAACACAAAAGTATACGAATATCTAGATTGGCCATGGCATCAATATATTGAACACAAAGAATCGCAGTCGATAATGGGTGAAGATATATACTTTTGTAAAAATGCAAACGATGCAGGGTTTGACATTTATATCGATGCAACACTAAGTAAAAATGTTGCACATTACGGAACTAAGAGTTTTAAATTATGAGAGCAGTTGACAGATTTGAACAACGAAGTAAAACAGTGTATAATGGACAAGATGTTTTAAAAAATCATTTTTTACATGGATATCCAAAGCACTATACTGATGATACAATGGATTATAGTATTGTTGAACAATATAAAGACCACGACTACGTTTGGATTATTGATAAACGTATCGAAACACTTAGAACGTTTCCGTGGCATTTTAAACCTACTACCCTTGGCGAATACAAATTTCCATATGTATACAAACGTAGTAAAAGAATACTTAGTTGGGAAAAAGTTAAACTAGTACCAACAAAGCCTTATACAGATGTGTTTGAGGAAAAGCATATTTGTGCAAAATATGATGTACTTGCAGGTAAGACATCGTTTGATGTTTTCTACGGTATAACATATGCAGAAGCACAAGAAAAAACTACAACTGATATGTTTTGGTTAGTTCCTGATGACGTTGAAGTAAGTGATTTTTTTAAGTTTACATACATGCCTGACGATTGGAGTCAAAAGTATGTGCATGTATTTCGTAACGGAGACAAAGAAAACAAAGACGGAATTATACTTGCTCCAAAAAATTATACACCAACCGATAATGAATTACTACACAGGTTTTATGCAGAGAAAAAAGAAATTAGTATTCTAGCAAGTAGACCAAAACCGTTTCCTGCATATTCATTTAGTACATATGAAGAATATACTAATGCTATTGATAATTTAGAAGTTGATATGTGTTGGTGGATACCTGATGATGTAGATATAAATTCTGAATTTGAGTTTATGTATATACCTCACAGCAATCAATATGATAGACATATAAATCATGTCTTTTTAAACGGTGATAGTTACGATGGTGTTATGTTACTAAGCAAATATTGTAGAATTAGTGAGCGTGAATTCAGACATCGATTCTTAGGAGTAAAAAAAGAACACGAGGTAGTAGCAAGTCTGCCAAAAAAGTTTGATACGTTTGTAGTAAATAACTATTCAGATTACAAACGTGCAATGAAGAATAGCAGAACAGAAATGTTCTGGAGTGTTCCAGATGATGTAAAATTAACAAACGATCTAAATTTATATTTTTCGCATCACGATATGTATAATAGAAATATTACACATGTGTTTAAAAATAACAACACATATGACGGTGTAGCACTATGCAGTAAAAATATAGAAATTACTAGGAAAGAAATTGAACACCGTTTTTATTCAGAAAAAAAAGAACACAACATAATCTATAGTACTCCAAAAACATTTGATTATTTTGAAATAGAAACATACGAAGATTATCTAGAAGCTAAAGAAAACTCAACAACTGATATGTTTTGGATGAGCAGTCCGCAACTTAGAATATATCAAAAGTGCTTAGACGAGTTTTACATTAGTCACCATAATATAATTGATCGAAATCAAACTCATGCATTTTTGCACAGTTGTGATGATAAAATATGCTTCAACGGTGTTTTTCTTATACCTAAAAAAATTACACTTACTGAAAACGAAATTTTACACAGACATCCTGTAAATAGAAAAGAACACAATACAGTGTTTAGTATACCAGCGCCATATGAGTATTTTCAAATTGACTCGTATGACGAATACTTGTATGCACTTGAAAATTCTAAAACAGAAATGTTTTGGATGAGCAGTCGAAATATTAATACTAGTCAATTTGATTTTGATTTTGTTTTTAATCATACAGACACATATGACAGAAATATAAACCATGCTTACCTGCACAAAATTGATGATAATGAATACTTGTTTAATGGTCTATTTTTATGTAGCAAAACTTGCACACTTACACAAAAAGAAGTTGAACACCGACATTTAGCAAAAGTAAAACAACATAGTACATTAGGTAGTACCGTAATTGTGTATAATAAATTTGTTATCGATACTTACGACGATTACTTATATGCACTTGAAAACTCTAAAACAGAAATGTTTTGGGGCGTTGGTAGTAACCTAAAAGACTATGACGATTTTGATTTTGATTTGTACTTTTCTCATAATAACAGTTATGATAGAACATCGAATCATGCGTTTTTAAATCAAGGTTACGAAAACGTTGATTATAATGGTTATTTTCTGTTTAGCAAACATAAGACAGTTACACAAAAAGAAATTGAACACAGGCATATTGTAAATGCAAAAGAATGGGATATTGTAGCAAGCTCATATGGCGACTATGATATATGTTTTGTTGATACCTACGACGAATATTTAAAAGCAATGGACGAAAGTATTACTGAACTCTTTTGGGCTGTAAGTCGTAATATTAATATCGATAACTATGATTTTGACTTAGCATTTGATCATCATAATACATACGATAGATTTCAAAATCATACATTTATTCACAATGCAAAAGGTCAACAAACACGCAACGGAGTATTTTTATTAAGTAAACATAAACCAATTACACAAAAAGAAATTGAACATAGACACTTAGTTGATGCTAAACATTGGGATATTGAAGCCAGTCAAGAATGCATTTATAATATGTTCCTTGTTGAAACTTATAACGATTACCTTGACGCAATGGAAAATAGCGATACTGAAATGTTTTGGGGATATAGTAATAATATCGATTTTTCAGAATTTGACGAAAGCGAATATTATTTTTCTCATGATAACTTTTATGATCGAAATATTAATCATACATTTGTACATTTGGTTGGAGACTTTGAATATCGCAATGGCATGTTTTTGTTTAGTAAACACGCACCAGTTACACAAAAAGAAATTGAACATAGGCATTTAGTAAAAGCAAAGCATTGGGACGATATTGCAAGTTTTCCTGTAAACTATCAAAAGTTTGTTATAAACAATTACAACGATTACTTAGCAGCTATGCAAAATTCAAAAACTGAAATGTTTTGGGCAATACCTAGTGATGTTGAAGTTGATATTAATTTTGAATTTGATTTATACTTTACACATGATAATACTTACGATAGAAATATTACACATATCTTTAAAAACGGAGAACATTGGGATGGTGTTGCACTATTTTCAACACATTCGCCTGTAACGGAACAAGAAATTAATCACCGTTGGTATGCTCATAGAAAAGAACATGATGTTATTATAAGTCAGCCAAAACCATTTCCAGTTTATAATATTGAAACTTATGATGATTATCTTAATGCATATGATACATCGCCCTCAGAGATGTTTTGGGCAACAACTCCAAATATTAAAATTAATGAAGACTTTGATTTAAGTTTATATTTTAGTAGACACAACAGCTATGATAGAACAATAAATCATACGTTTATACATAGAGTAGACGATAACGATTATCACAATGGATTATTCTTATGTACTAAACACGCTCCGTTAACTGAAAAGGAAATTGAACATAGATTAATTGCTCGTAGGAAAGAACACGATGTTGTTGCTAGTGGTCCTGTGCAATACGAAAAGTTTGTTATTAATACATACAAAGATTATGAAAACGCAATAAAGAAATCTAAAACAGAAATGTTTTGGATGATTCCACCAGAAGTAAATGTAAGTGATGATTTCAAATTTGATTTATATTTTACACATAATCAATGGTTTGAAAGAGAAACAAATCATGTGTTTTTAAATGGCGATGCTAGAGACGGGATAAGTCTAATCAGTAAAACTAGTCCAGTTACGCAGCGTGAAATAGATATGCGTTTCTTGACCAATAAAAAAGAATATAATGTAGTTGCAAGTACACCTACACTTTATGATATTGTGTTTATTAGCAAAGACGAAGAACATGCAGATAATAATTATAAATTATTAACTGATAAATTTCCTCGTGCAAAACGTGTACACGGAGTAGAAGGTATTCATGCTGCACATATCGAAGCTGCAAAGTTATGTAAGACTGATATGATTTGGATCGTTGACGCTGATGCTGAAATAGTAGAAAACTTTAACTTTGAGTACTATGTGCCAGCATATGATCCTGATAGCAGAAAAACTGTGCATGTATGGAAATCACAGAATCCAGTAAATGGATTAATATACGGATATGGCGCTGTAAAATTACTTCCAAGAGAACTTACATTAAATATGGATACTAGCAAACCAGATATGACAACTAGTATTAGTCCGTTGTTTAAAACAATTAATCGTATTAGTAATATTACCAAATTTAACACAGACGAGTTTAGTACATGGCGCAGTGCATTTAGAGAATGTGTAAAACTTGCCTCAAGAGCAATTGATGGACAACTAGATGAAGAAACAGAATTTAGATTAAATGCTTGGTGTACTAGAGGCAAAGATAAACAGTTTGGAGATGCAGGGATTAACGGTGCTAATCACGGCAAAAAATACGGAGAATCTAACAGAGGTAAGCTAGAAGCTCTTGTAAAAATTAACGACTTTAATTGGCTACGCAACGAATTTGATAAGTTCAAAAATAGTTTGTAGTTTTTGTTGATTAGTTTTACTACGAAGTGTATTTGCTAATCCGTTATGAAGAGGTTTGGGCCATTTATTAAAAGTTGCCCAAGCATACCCGTCATGTTCGTCATTTAATTTTGGGATAAATTCTTCCTTAATTACACACAAATATGTATGAAAATTAAAAGTGTCGTCGTTACTAACAAATGTTTCTAACGGAATAAGTTTTACAATATCAGGTATACATCCAATTTCTTCAGAAATTTCTCTTTGTAAGCCTTCCCATGGTGTTTCTTCTTTTTCGTTTTTACCACCTACTAATCCCCAAACATTTTTATTCTTACTTTGTACCCTATGTAAGAATAAAAATCGATTAGTGTCTAATGTATAGAATAGCGCACCGCTACATATAATCTTGCTCATACATATAATTATGCGTCAAGCAGTATTAACCATGTACCATGTGAATATTCGCCTTCGTAGGCTTTGATCCAATCTGTGCCAGTCCATGTATAGATTACACCTGTTGCTAAATTCTTTTGATTAATACCGCTTGTACTGTCAGTTGAATCAATTACAGTTTGCCAAGCAGAGCCGTCCCATTCAATAACATCGTTAGCATTTGCTACAAAATCGGTTCCGTCGTTGTTTTTCCAAGCATCGGGCCCGTCATAAGCATAGTTATACGGAGTATCGCCGACACTGCCGCCGACGTTTTCACTAGTATTGATTGGATCAAGTAAGAGTATTCTAAATCCAGCTACTTTATCGTCTGTTGGATTATAATTTTGTGGTTCAACAATTTTGTCAAAACTTGTATAACTATTACTATTACGAGCAGGACCTTCAACAACATCGCCTGTTGGCAATGTATCACTATCCCATGTTATTGTTAACTGTGTTTCGTCCATAGGATTTAATGTAATTTGTCCTACAATAAAACTTCCTAATTCGGTTCTTAAACGTATTTGACTTAATCCAGCAGTATATGTTCCTGGGTATGATTCGATAATGTTATTCCAATTGGTTGTTCCAACTTCTCGTTTGTCTACAAGTCTTGCTATATTACCTGTAATGTATACTCCGTAGTTTTGATAGGTAGCAGATACTGTGCCTCTTGAATTGATATTAGCTGTAATATCAGTTTTTGTTTCTGGATCGCTATTTACAGTAGTAGTTTTAGTTAAAGGAATTGGCGTATCGGCATATGCACTAAGTTCTGGCACTGTATCGCCTAAGTCAACAGTTCCTCGTGTTTCGTCAAATATGTTAGCAACAACTTGTGTAATAACACCAAGTTTTTTAACTTTAGCTGGCGGTGATATAAAGATAGGTGTACTAAAACTTAATGTACCTACGTCAATTTCACTATCAACACCAATTGGTTGTGTTCTATTTGAAAAACTAATTTGCTCTAAGTAAACACTAGTTAAACTAGTCCAATCAACATAATTGTCGGTTGTTTGTATTTCGAGACTAGGATTAAACAACGATAATATTTGCTCCATTATCTGTAGTTTTTGATCTGTATTGCTACTCCAAATATCAACATTAACACGTAGCATGTACGGTGTTGGCATTATGCGTTCTACTGTATAATTTTTACCCTGTGTATTAAGGTATTCATTACCTGCTTCGTCATAAGCTCTTTCACGTATATTAACTTTTTCAACGTAAGTAGCATCTGCTAGACGCTCTCTGTCTAATTCTAATCCAGTAATATATACTGCCATACGTGGTACACTTGGCATTTTATTTTCACTATTTTCTTTGATTATATTAGCAACTTGCCTTGTTAAATCACCATAGCTTACTGGTATACTTCGTAATCCGCCGCTACTATCTTGCCATTGAAATCCGCTACACAAACGTACTAGTTGTGTTATGTAACGTCTAATCTGTCCATCATAAAAATGTTGCATTAATTATCTGCCTTTGGTTTAAGTGCTTTAGATAAACTTTGTTTTTCTACAACGGTATCACCACCAATTGTTGAGGTAGTTGAATTGTTAACAAATCCTGTTTTAAGTGTTGTACGTGTATCAGTATTGCTTAGTGTCATTCTAACACCGTCTTCAACTTTGATCCATCGGCTGTTATCGTATCTAAATAATCTGTTTGGCATCATGTCTGTTCGTAAAAAATAATCGCCTGTTTGCGCAGCATTAGGAAATTGAATTCCACTTCCAAACGATTCTCCATTTGGAGCAATATTGTCACCTAACAAATATCCTTGGTATCCTTCTCTAGCAGGAGTTTGAGAAACTCTATCAGCTAATATGTCAGCTTGTGATGCATCAAGCTCGCTAGTATCAGTAGTAACTAATTCAGGACGTCCTTGATTATCAACTTGTAGTGTGTAAAGGTTACTAGTATCGTATCCACTTTTTGCAGAATCTGCGTCTGCTTGTGCAACTACTGCATTGTTAATTTGCATTTCTGTTTCAAACGTACTTAGTACATCGCGTAGTGTATTATTAGCATCATCACCTGCAGGTAAATCTAATATTTCGCTGAACTCTTGTCCGTCGTATATTTGCTTTAATTTAACTCTATAAAGATGCGGGAACCATGTTTGCGAAAATCCTTCAGCAGCACGGTTTACATCTTCAACTACATAATATCTTTTAAGTGCAACCGAATAATCGTTTAATGCATATTCATCGATTAGATGTGGAAATTCAACAACATCCCCTGATAGTATTTTTCGACCTAGCGTTTTAACACTGCTATTAATATGTATTGTCATAAACAGTGTATCGTTTTGTAAAAATAGTCCGAATTGGCTTAAATTAAAATCAGTATCTGATACGTTATATATTGCTCTCATATTATACACATCAGGATCGTATTTACGATCTCTGTTTTCTAAGAACAACATGTCTTGTATATTAGTTTCTTTTACTACATCATATTGTGGTTCAGATGCAGTTGCGTTTGCATCACTAGGATTTTCGGGACCAATGTATTTGTGAACATTTATATCTGTTCCACCAATAGAAAATTGTTCATAGATAACTTTATCTAGGAATTCGTAATCTTTTGTTTTATTTGGTCTATATAAAGATAAACGTGGCATATGTATATTTAGCTGATAAATACTATTGGAGATTATCAATGGCTGATTTAGTAACACAAAAACAAGAAGTATTTGATTATGTAAATGCATTCCTCGGTGGCGGTATGGTAGACGTAGAACTTGACCCAATTCACTACGAAGCAGCACTTACAAAATCATTATCAAAATACAGACAACGAACCGAGCATAGTGTCGAAGAAAGCTATGTAACTCTTAAGTTAGTACAAGATCA